GGTGATTTTGTGGTCAAGTCAGGCACTCGCCAGGCAAGTGCCCACTGGCCTATATGGTGTCAATCACCACCATATAATCACCTTGACGCTCCATCACACATTTGGCGTTGGGCCAAGGCCATATACCACCTTCTGTGAGCAGGTCCATCATATGCCCGTTGCCCTGACTAATCTTATCCAGTTGAGCACGGTTGTAGCGGTCACCAATCTTGGGAAAACCCTGCTGGGTCTTGCCCGCAAACTCGCTGTAGAGCAGTTGCCAGGCCTGATCTGGTGTGGTAGTGAGACCAATCGCGAGTGATGAGGCAAAGTCTTTTTGGGTGTTATACATAACATAAGCCAAGGCATCATCTGGAGTGGCCCGTGTGCCTTGTTTGGCCATCTCTGGCACTTGTTGGGTATTGATCACACGCTCACAACTGGCAACAAAATCACGCTGTGCCGGATCCAAATCCTGCGTGGGAAATGTCACAGTGCCATCTGGGTTGATCTCACCACGCACCATAAATCTCTTGATTTTGGCTCGTGGGCCTTGGGCCTTGAGTGCTTGTATTTCTGCTTTACGATTGCGGGCTTGTCCCATCTTTATCTCCTTTGTTATGGCTCGCACTATTGCTCGCCATACCCATATATTAACACAGGGTGATTTTGTGGTCAATCGTGCCCGATGCCCTGTTTTTGGGGGTGTTGTAGCAAAACAACACCAAAAAAAGCCCCGTTTTCAACTGGACAGCACGGGGCCACTGCTGGGGAGAGGGGTGTCGCCCCTACCAGTTTCTTGTTCCAAGGTAGACAGGGCTTGGCTGATGTTTAGGCCCTGCTCACGCAGGATGGCCTGCACATACTGACTACGAAGCACCTGCATCTCGCGATCTGGGGTGAGGTTGTCAAGGCATTTACTCTTGATCGTGGTCATCGTCATCTCCAAACAGTTGATCGTATATGGTGCCAGCACCGGGTCGGCGGCCAGTGGCACGGTCTTCCAGCACCTGTCGGGCCAGTTGATAGCCGGAGTTTTGGCTCAGATCCTGATCCCAGCGTTCACTGTAGGTCAGTTGGTCATACCACCAGGCCAAAAGATTGGCCTTGAGATCTCTGGCTGATCTATTGCACACGATGTCCCAGCCCTGCTCTTGGAAACGGATGAGTTTTTCCAAACCATCCGCGTATTCCTGATGCATCCGTTCGCGTGCGGCAGGGCGTCGTAGATTTTGGTGCTTGAGTGTGTTGCTGTGGCCAATGCTGAGATACACGGCTCGCCATTCATCTGGGGTGAATCGCTTTCTTACAGTGTGTGACATTTAGGTTCTCCTTACTCAACAAACTCATCTGGTTGATTATTTTCATAGTATGCACTATGACCACCACTGCTGTCAATGGCTTTGGCTTCATAGGCTTGGCTATCACGGGCTGTGCGGATTTTACCAAGTTTGGCACCTGGTTGAGCCTGCAGAGGTCTGATACGATGATAGTGGTAGCTGTTGTTTTCATTCCTTGGCACCACTTGCTTGATCATCCTTGATCGCCAACGCTGATCGGGCCAATATGGTTTTAGATCCAGATACCATTGTTGAAATTCCGTTAACGCCAATTCATAAACATTGCCGTTGTAAAAATTCACCCAAATTTTATGGTAAGGCCTACACACCTGCAGATCTATCACATCATCGCCCTGGGTCACGCGATAAACATCAGGTCTGCGACATTCTATGTGAAATCCTCTCAAACACCTGCGGATGTCTGATTCTTCCACACCCTGCAGTGCTGCCAATAACTTCTGATGGTCGCTATTGATCACAGGTGCCTCCCACAATGGTGTCTCTGGCACGCTGTCTCAATCTAGGCACTGCGGATATCCTGCCCCAATCTCCCTGCAGTATAAAACGGCACTCTTGCTGCCTCACACTGAGATCATCATCCAATCCAAAATCATAACGATGTGTTTCGTAGTAAAAATGTGCTGTTTTGGCTTCTATATTGACCAAGAGACCAAGATCTTCTATGATACACTTCTTTTGCTTGGGGTGTATATGTCCAATCAAGAGATGTTTCGCTCCTTGATAGCGCAACATATCGTAATCATCCAACACACGCTCACACACTTGATTTACTGCTTCTTGAGCGAAATTGCGGCGGCGCAGTGTGAGATAACTGGTGTATCTATTATACAATCCTTGACTGATTTGGCTGGCGTATTGTATGTCTATGTGCCCACGATAACTGCCTTTGCTGACTCGTGGCTTATTGGAATTCATACTAACACTTTCGCCCAGGGTCAATCTTATGCCCGCGATGTCGTGTTGAGCTAGATTATATTCTAGCGGGCCGAGCTCATTACCAAAAGACTTGTGGCCTCTATAACCTATGACATTTCTCTCGGGGTTTACCCCACGAGACGCCGAAGGCAAAACCAATGCAGATCTGTCCACGGGCAGATTAATATTAATAGTGTAATCAGTAATACAGTAATCAGAAATATAGTAATCAGTAATTAATCTAGCTCGTGGCACCGCAGCATTTTCGTCACTGACGCTGATAGATTGTTCAAAGTTGTTGGTATTCATAAACGCTTCCTTAAAAAGATATTGGCTAGCCATAAGACCAATATGTTGTATTTAGTTATTGTATGCTGGCTAAATACAAATGTCAAGTATCGTTTGTCCTTTACTTGGCAGTCAATGCTTACTCATAAACGCAGCATTGACACCTACGCCCAATCCGTCTTGAGCGATTATGATTGGGCCGCCCTATATAAGGATTCTTTCTAAACTGTAGTGCATACAGCGGGCGATCACAGTGACGCCGGGTTTCGCTAGAGGCCCGAAGTATTCATTAGGCATCATTCTAATATCCAGTTTAGCGTCGCATTTGTTGTTCTTGATTATATTTGCAAAATTGTATATGGGGCTTTTTTAGCCATATTTTGGCCCCGATATATCTTCTTAATATGTTTGGACTGGTGCGTGATCACTTGAAACTCACTCTGTTCCCGTAATTTTCTAGACTAAGTTCTGTGTTATATTTGTGTATCCAACACAGTGGCCCAAAAAGCCACTGTGGGGAACAGGTGGTTGTATAAATAATCGCACACAAAACAAAGGACTGTAATATGGCTCAACCTCCCCAATTAGATTTCAAAATGTCAGCAGGCGTGTTGCTGAACTACTGTATGGCTCGTGCTGGCATCAACGAAGAATGGCTCAAACGCAGTTTCCGCAAGCAGTATGAACTGGATGCCATCAAGAGTGTGAAAGTGCTGCCTGAACGCCAGGGCTACTTGGTCACTACTGAGAACTACGAAATCAAAGTCACAGAGTATGGCAAGATCAACGCCATCAAGCACACAGGCACACCCCGAGACTGCAGAGTGAAAGAAAAGCAACGGCGTCGTGATGTGAAATCAGCACTGAAATCCGCTGCCAAACAAACAGCCAATCGTGAGCGTGTGGCCAAGAAGTATCCACCTAAACCGCCCAGGCCTAAAATGGGTGGCGGTGGTGAGAACTGGCGTGCAGCAGCAGGTCCCGCAGATCCACAACAGCCCGCTAGCACTGCTTCAGCCATCGTGGATCAGATCCAGGCCGAAGCGCGGGTGCCCAGGGTCTATGTCAAACGCCGGAAAGCCCTGGAACCACATTAATGCGGGTAGATATCCTGACCACAGCCAGCCGTGCTGCGATGCTGCAAGACAGTTTGAATTTTTGGCACAGCCACGGTTGGACTACACAGGTTTGGGACAACACAGATCAACCACCTGGTGCAGGCCGCAACAGGATCTTGGCAGATTTTTATGCCAGCAAGCGACCTTGGTTGGCAATGGTAGATGATGATCAATTGATAGATATAAAACGCGGATGGGGCGCAAGATTTATGGCCAACCCGTGGGAAATCTTGCACAATATCACACCAGACATCAGCAGTTGGGGATTGTTAAACAACCGCATACATCGTGTGGATGTCACTGTGACCAACCCTGTGGTTGCCCAACGCTGGTGCTTTGTTAAAACCAGTTGGATAGGCTGTGTGGTATTTCATCGCAACACAGGCCAGCAGTATTGGCAGCATCCCACAGGCATTCTTGAAGAAATGGATTTTTGCTTGGCACAGTTCCGTGATGGCTACAAAGTTGCCACCTGCAGTAATCTTGTGCAGCACGATCGTGGTGGTCGCAGCACACTGTTTACCACACAACAACAACGAGTGCAGGCCTATAAAGATGCCCAACACAGAGTCATTAGAGACTGGCCTGGCTGTGAGATCCGCAGCGGCAAGTTATACCGGGAACCTTTCATCAAACGATATTGGCGCAACACACCTGGGTGGGGATCAGTTAAAAACATTGGATTGTGCTGGCAATATCCTGAACCTACCACAAGTGAATTTGATGCCTTGTTCTCACTGGAGTAGCCACAATAAATAACAAGTGGAACAAACTCAGATCTATCTCCGACAAAACTATCAATGGGTATTATGGGGTTGGGGCTGTCCTGAATGTTTGTATGCCACTTCAAGACGCACAGGGGTGGCGAGACACCGCGAGCAAGAATGCTGGTATGTGCGACCCCGACGCCAAAAGGAATCAGAAACCGTGCCAATACAAGTTATAGAACGCAATGGTCAAAGGCGGTATCGCTGGGGCAGTTCAGGTAAAGAATATGCCACCAGACAACAAGCAGAACAGCAGGCCCGTGCTGCTTATGCTGCCGGATACCGTGAACCACCCAAACCCCAACAGGAAAACAAATGAATCAACCTTATGAAATACGCACTATGCCAGATGGCGAACACTGGATCAGCCTAGAACGCTTGCGTGATACCATACGAGATCAACGCATCAGCCAACGGCTAACACCATTCCAAGAAGAAAGTCTAATGATGGCAGCAACCTTGGTGGATGCCTTGCTGTTGGAGGCAGGCGTGGAGCGTGTGGACCAACACATAACATTGACCACACAATGAAAACCTTGATTGATAGGATGGGTGCTGCCACCCAAAAGAACATAAACCTGGATCGTATGGTATGCGAACTCAGCAGATATATGTCGGAGTGGGAAATAGATCAGTGTGTGGCCGTGCTCAACACCTTGGCCACCAGTGAGTTTGACATCAATCTCACTGTGGATGATGCTGCACTGCAATTAAAAATCATCCTGGGTGATGAACGCTATCAAGAGGTAAAACAGCAATGGAGCCTGCACAACCAACATCTCATACCCAATGGGCGTGTGAAGTATTACCGAGCACAAGACAACACCTGGTGGGATGGCTTAGACGAGTCAGACGATCCCAAGGATTATCAGCGAGTGGTGCTTTGACACGCACAGCCATACTGTTAGAATATGAGAGACCTAGACACCATAAACCAATTGATTGAATTCGCACTGGCCACAGAAGATTATGATCTCTTGGACCGAGCCATAGATCTCTTATGGGACCACACACAATGACCACGGAAAAACATTCAGAAAAAACCAAAAAGAGCAGCAGAGGTGGAGCCAGAGCCAATGCAGGACGCAGGCCAGGATCAACCAACAAACTGTCAGGTGAGGCCATACTGGCGGCCGTTAGTGACACACTGGGCGTGCCTTATGCAGAACAACTGAGCCAGAACTATTTGAAGTGCATAGCAGAAAATGACAAGGCGATGGTGGCCAAGTATGACCAAATGTTCTTGAACAAAGTGGTAGCAGACAAAACAGAACTGGATGTGACCACAGCAGGGCAAGCCATTGTTCCCACCTTGGTATTCCAACCTGCACGCTTGCCAGATTGGTCCAATGACCCCAAGGATTGAATACAAACTCTACGGCCGTCAATATGAACTATTCACGGACTGGTGCCGCACAGACAAAAACTGCATCAACATCGTTCACGCAGGTGCTGGCAAAACATTCCTAGCACAAAACTTCCTGCCCATAGCAGCCACACACGCCCACCTCAACAAAGGCAAGGATGTGATCTATGTGGCACCCACGCACGAAATGATCAAGACCCTGATCTGGGAAGGTCTCAAGAACACCTGCAGGGATATCTATGGCCTTGAAGATGGCGTGCATATCAACAACTCAGACAAGACCATACGCTTTCCCAATGGCATATTCATACGCTGCAAGTCAGCAGAGTCACCCCTGCGCGGTATGAACGCAGGCATCATCATAGCAGACGAAGCCAGCCTATTCACACAAGACGCCTTGCAAGAACTCACTGTGCGACTGCGTCCTAAAGTAGGCGAACCAGAAACAGTGGGCCGGCTCATAGTGATATCAACTCCCGTGGGACGCGGACCACTCTATGACCTATTCCAAGCAGCACAGGCCAATCCTGATCGTTGGATAGCCAGACACTATGGTTATCGCGAAATGCAATCGGGCAATTTGGCATTCATAGAAGAACAGCGACAACTGTTGAGTCCCTTGAAGTTTGCACAGGACTATGAATGTTCCTGGGAACAGGTTCAGGACCAGTTCTACTATACCTGGAACAAGAGTTACTGCGAAAACATCCAGGACACCGGCACTGATCTCTACAGTTTCCACGATTGGAACAAGCGTGTGATGTGTGCCATCATAGCCCGCGCAGACAGATTGGATCATCCCCAGGGACGCATACACATAGTGAAAAGTTATGCGCTGAAGAATGCTTCAACTGAAGACATAGCCCGCAGGATCCGCGAAGATTTCCCACGCAGACGCATATTCAGCATCATAGATATGTCGGGCACGCAGACCAATCGCGACACCACATCGCCATTTGGCGTCACAGATCGCACCATCATAGAGCGTTATGGCTTCCAAGTAATAAATACAAGACACAGTAATCCCCTGATTGCTGACACCGACAATTCGGCCAATGCGTTTATCCGCCAGGGCCGACTGAGAGTGAATCCAGAGGATACGCTATTATTGGAAGCATTATCAACATATCACTATGAAGACGCCACACGCAAACGATTGGTCAAATATGATGATGCCAACTACGCACACATTGATGGCTTGGGTGATGCACTGAGATATGGCATACACCACCTCTTCCCGGTTCGCCACGCTATGCCAGAACATCAGAACTATGTCACAGACGATGCGAGATTCTACCGCCGCCCGGGCCGGGAATATCTACCCGAATCACCATTGTTTGACGGGGGACCAACCATTGAAGAAATCGTCTCAGGATCAGCAGATACCAATTCTCCTGACTATGTTACCTGGGAATAAGGAATAAAATGAAAATAAAAGAACTATTAAAGAAAAGCCCTGTGTATCTGGCCACATACAACACTATGATCCAACTGCAGATGGCTTACCTGGGTGGTGACACATTCAAGAAATTCACACGCCGCAAGCGTCCCAGCGAAGACGCTGCCATCTATGCTGACTGCATACAGCACACAGTGGCCTTGCCCTTGTGCCGTTACATAGTGGACACAGTGAATGATGTGGTGTTTGAGCCAGGCGTGCGCCGCAATATGAGATTTGCCACACCCGAAGGCCGTGAGATCCGTGCGGAACTCAGTGACTGGAGTGATCTGTTGCTGGTTGATGCCACGCTAGACAATCGCAGCCTTGATAACTTTATGGAAGATGTGGGCGACTTGAGCAGCATCTTTGGCTGGTGCTGGGTGTTTGTGGATATGCCACCTGCAGAAACAGGCAATCTTGGCAGACCCTATGTCACTGCCATATCACCGCTGATGGTGTGGAACTGGGAATGGGAATGTGTGCGTGGAGTTTACATTCCAGAAGAAGTCACTGTTTGCACGCAAGAAGATGAAGAATGCTATTATGTCACACGCTATTGTCTCGGTGAAGCCGAAGAGCCCACACGCTATGAATGCTATGAGATAGAAAAGAAACACAATATGGAGCAGGAGTTGGAGCCTTATCGCGTGGGCTACTATCCCCCAGGTATGGCCATCCCTGGCTTTATCGCCTATGGTCGCAGAGATCCCAGAACCAGAGACATTGGCATCAGTGACATTGACTCCGCATCCGATGCTATGCGAGAACTTTACAAATTGGAAACTGAAGCATACCAAAGTTTGCAGTTTGCCAGGACCATTATCCGTGCGGATGCTGGTGTGCGTGTGCCTGCCCACGCAGGCGCCATCGTGCGAGCATCTGAAGGCCAGATAGAAGCCATCAATGTAGACACACAGGATGTGAACAACATCATAGCCAAACAACAAGATATCTTGGAAGGTCTTGAACAGCTCACAGGCTTTTCAGGACTGCGGCAGAATCGCACACAAAGCCAATCGGGCATCAGCATAGTGGAAGAACGCCGTAGCCTGCACAGATTGGCCAAGAGCAAGGCACGCTTGATGGAGATCGCGGAAGAGCAGATCTTTACATTTGCCGCACGCTTTATGGATCAGCGCTGGGCGGGAGAAGTTGAATACAACACCGACTATGAAAAGCACGATACTAGATACAGACTGGCCTTGATGCGTGAAGCACAGGCCTTGGTGCCTGGCAATCCCATCATACAAGGTCTAGTGGCACAAGAGATCGTGTCAATGCTGGCACCTGAGCAGAGCGTGGCAGATTATCAGCAGGCAATGTTGGCCACACAAGATCCCTCATTCCAGGCCATCAACACACAAACGCAGGCAGCAGTGAGCACAAGAGATACGGGCAGCCAGTTGCCCCAAGATGATGATGAATATGAAGTGGAATCAGAACCAGAATATCCGCAAGACGAAACACTGGGACCAGGCACAGGCATACGCTACACTGGTCTCTCCTCATACAATCCTGTGGCTGACCAACTAACCTTAGTTGGCACAGCGCAGGGTCGTTGATTCGGTGGCACCGAAATAGCCAGAAAGCAAACAAATGAGTGAATTAGATCAATCCGTTGATAACGCACCAATCCAGACACGCCCCACTGACATAGGTGGCGACCCCGCTGGTGTGGAAGAGCCAAAGGTCAATCCTGGGCAAATCCGCAAAAGCACCACTGCAGGCATTCTCAAGGCTGCTGCTTCCGTAACAGGACAGGAGTTTGAATCTACAGAAGCCTTTATGGCTTATCTTGCTAGAGTCAGTGCCCAGCAACCACAAACGATGGCTCCGTCACAGCCCACACAGGAAACCAAAAACCGTGTGACCAATACTGACCTACACGAGCAATTCAATGCTCTCAGACAGGATCTCAGTCGCAAAGAACAGGCTCTTCGTGAGAAGGAACTGGAAGGCGACATCCGACAGAGTATGGGAGATCGTTTTGACAGTGACTTGCTTGATTATGCAATCTCCAAAGTCAAATCCAACATACAGTGGGATGACGGAGCTTATGCCATAGTCAATGCCAAAGGTCAGATTCGTTACAACGCATATGGTGATCCAGTGACCATCCGAGAACTGGTAGAGGAATTGGCAGAGGCTAACCCCAAACTGCTCAAACGCTCTAACATCACTGGTGGTTCAGGCATACGCGGCAACCAAGGTTCCTTTGCAGGAGCCCCCGATGACGCCATTCCAGACTACACTCGTGATCCAGCGGCTTTCAATGCCTGGGCACAGCGTAATGGATTGGGTCGCGGTGTAGGACTCAAGGGAGTCTCGGCTGCCGTGTATAACTCAACCAGCAGTAAAAAAATTGTCTAACTTATAAGGAACTACGACAATGGCATATATTCTTCCCGCAACCGGCACCACTGGTGTCTCGGGTGAAGGCTACGGCTTTGAAAAAGCAATAGCCAATTTCGCGATCCGTGCTGTTCACGAAAGCCAAGGCCTGGTCAATATGACCACGGTGGTGGCACCCACACAAGGTAATCAGTTTGAGATTCCCCTGTTTGCACCTATCACCTATGGTGATTACACTCCCAACAACAACAGCACAGGTAACACTCTGCAGTTGGAGCAGAACCCAACTCTGGGCCAAAGCACCATCAGTGCTACGCCTGCTGTTGCTGCCACTGCTTTTGATATTTTCTATGGCTGGACCACAGCATTCAACCTGGCCGCTGCTCTTGGTAGCGAACTAGGTGATTCATTTGCTGAAAAGGTTGATCAGCGTGTGGCTGGTGCATTCACCGGCTTCAAGGCCACTGCCAACAATACCAACTACACCACCAGCGCCAATGGTGACGGCTTTGAGCGTCCCTCAGCACTGGGTGCAGTCACACTGTTACGCAGTTCCGGTAACAGCATCACCAATGCTGCATTTGAAGCCAACACAGTTTTGGGTGCTATCCGCTTGGTCAAGCAGAACTTCAAGGTTGCACGCTTGCCAGGTGCACCTGTGATCGTGCTTGACACAGACACCACAATGAATCGTTTATTGAGCGAACTCACTGGCGGTGCTGTGGCAGAACCTGGCACAACCACTGGTGGCACAAACCTGTCAATGCTGGGTAATGAACTGCTGCAAAGCGGTGAGATCCAGAATGTGTATGGTTGCCGCATTATGTTCAGCACATTCCTGCCCTATAGCAATGCTCGCGTGGCTGGATCTACTGTTTGTAAGGTTGGTGCATACTTTACCGATCAGGCTATCTACACTGTGATGAAACAGGGTCTTGATATCAAGATGGGCGAAAAACCAGGTGGACTGCAGATGTGGCTGACAGGCGTTGGCTATTTCGGGTCTGGCGTCGCTGACCAGCGTCGTGGTGGTGCGATCAACATCGCGTTGGCCTAATCACAACCAGGAGATAACCCGTGTCAGTCCCATATCAACGCATCAGTGATGCAACAACAGCAGACATAGAGTTTTATGATCCTGCCGCCGAAAGGCGTGCGGCAACTCTGGGCATTTCGTGGGATGACTTCTTCCAGGTGGGCAGCCAAGAGATACTCTATATGTTGGAGTTTTCTTGGTGGCCCAAGTATGTGGAAAATGTTTGGGGTGCCACTTATTATCAAAGCAACAGCCAAGGTCAGATCATATCAGCATTTGATCCCAGTTTACTGGTCAAATCAGATCAGACCTTGATTCGCTTGGATGTTTTCAAAGCAGTAGAACAGTTCTATGCCACACTAGTCACTGATGTCAGCAATGTCAATGATGTGGATCGTGAGAACTACAAGTATGCAAGGCAGCGTTATGTAGATGAATACGACAAAGCCGTGCAACTCAGTAACTTTTACGACCTCTACGAGGATGGAACTATTACTAAATTGGAAGAAAATTGGCAAGAAGACCCCAACTATTTCAATGGTGACAGGAGATATTTCTAATGGCTGCACCATTGGTCACACAGGCCCAGATAATTGCTGCATTACAGCAGCAATGGCGTGCAAGTTTGCCCAACACTACTATTGAAGTGTTCAGCGAATGGCCTGATCTCGCAACCAATGTGAGATATGGTGTGTATGTTGCTGATATGCACCAGGCCAGCAAGGAACCATATCAGTTGGCCGTGACCTCTAACTGTGGCATATATCAGGTAACAGATCAGTTTGAGATCTTGTTCATCAGTTTCAGAGACGATGTTAATGCTGACACCATAATGAACACCATCAGTGATCTACCCAGTTATACTGCAACAGGCAGCACAACACCATTGTTTGATGGTTATCATCAACGCACATACTCTCAAAACGAAGAATATGGCCCCAGGGCTGTAAGACACAGTTGGGAGTTCTCTATGGAACGATTAGAATTTCTATAAGAAAGGAAATACACGATGGCTCGCATTACAACTAACACCACGGGCACGCAACCCTATGTGGTTCTCACCACGGCATTTGATGCCAATGGAGCACCTTTGTTTGGCTCCGGCTCAGCTACCAGTGGTGCATTAGGTAATCTTGCTGTTATGTGCCTACAGGATGTGACTGTGACTAACTCCACTGGAGTTTATAGTTACACCAGTTTCTGTGACACAGACACACGCAAGGTATCTATCCCTGCTGACAACGAAATCAGTATGAACATCGTAATTGATGACACAGCCTGGTTTGGAAATGCCAACGCAACTGCTAATTCAGCAGCACAAGAAGGCATCCAGTCGCTCAGCAGTGACAAGACCTTGATTGGTTTCCGTATGTATTACAACAATTCAACGGGAACAGCTTCAGGTGCCAAGTATAAGCAAGGCCAAGGTTTCATTACCAGCCTGGCTGCTACAGTAAGTCCAGAAGCTCCTGTATGGGTCACCCCGGTCACTATCGCAGTGGACGGTGGTTACACCAACAGCAACAACTAAGCAGCAAAACCAAAAGGGGACTTCGGTCCCCTTTTTTCTTAACCAATCACGAGGATCCAATGAGTGAAGCAGAAAAGGTATGGTTGCATACCACAGATGAAAAACTACGCAGTCTCTTGGCGGACGAAGCCAAAGAACAGCAGATGTTGCTAAATATAGAATCAGTAGTAAAACAACTCAAAGCCAAGAACCAATTCCGTATTGCCTTGGTCAATCAATTAATAGAGGAATCAAACAAATGAAACTAAGCCAACTTGCAGCAAAACCACAGTTGATAGAAATCGTTATGGACGATGAAGAAACAGTCAAGGCCTTTGGTGAGCCATTGACCTTCCATACCTGGGATCGTCAACCTTTGGACATATTCATTAGGCTGGCCAATGTTGATGCCAACAATCAAGGCAGCATCATTGAACTGGTCAAAACACTGATCCTAGATGACACTGGTGAACCAGTGATCTCAGGTGATGTCACCCTTCCAACCAGTGTGTTGATGCGAGCCATCACTCGCGTGACTGATCTCCTGGGAAAGTAACAGGCAGCCGATTAGATGTCAAATCAAGGGACCTATCCACAGTGTTGATGTTAGACAGCCTAGCACATAGATATGGATGTTTGCCCAGCGAGGTAATCGCGCGGGCCAACACCCTTGATTTGTTTGTGATTGATGCTGCCATCAGTTATGACAATTATCAGCAACGCCTGCAGTCTGGCAAATTGGCCGATGAATATACCACAACAGAATTGCAATCAATGATGGAGAACTTTCGTGGCGATTAAGTTCCGTGTCACAGCCAATCTCAATGACGCCAAGAAAAAGACCGATCGTATGGTGCAGAGATTGACAGCGCTGCCTACGCAAGCCACAGATTATTTCCGCAGTGTCACACCCATCCGTTCGGGCAATGCCAGACGCAACACCCGACTACAAGGTAAGAATACCATCTTGGGAGATTACCCCTATGCAGAACGCTTGGATCAAGGTTATAGCGATCAAGCACCACAAGGTATGACACAACCTACAGAACAGTGGATAAACAAGCAACTGCGTGATATAGAACGAGGACGATAATGGCCAATACGATAAAAGTCACAGTAGATACCACGCAGGCACAACGCAGCATTGAAGCCTTGCAAAAATCCATAGGTGGTCTCAAAACAGCACTAGCTGGTGTGGTCACTGTGGCTGCTGTGCGTGGGCTGTTTCAGTATGCAGATGCCATAGATGACATCAGCAAGGCCAATGAAGTGGCCATCGCCACTGTGATTGGATTCCAGCGTGCGTTACAGTCCAACGGTGGCACAGCAGAAAGTGCTGGCACAGCACTGGCCACATTCAACCGTATCATAGCCGAAGCAGCAGAAGGTAGTGCAGCAGCACAAGGAGCATTGCAAGATGTTGGTGTAAGTCTTGAGGACCTTAGAACACTCAGCATTGAAGAACTGTTTACCAAGAGCATCCAAGGCTTTGCAGGAGTCAGTGATGCCAGCCAGCGTGCCAAACTATCCGCAGAACTGTTTGGTCGTGCGCTGAAAGGCGTAGATGTGCGCGGTGTTGGCAATGATTTAAGCGCATTCAGAGATGCCGCCCAAGGCATTGAACCCAGTGTGCGTGCAGCAGCCAAAGCACAGGAAAACTTTGAGCAAGCGTTCCGTGAGTTCAGTCTCACAGCCTTGCAGGCACTCAAGCCATTGAGTGAATTTGCTGTGTGGTTGAGCAGCAACAAAGAAGCCATTGCAACATTTACCAAAGCCATATTGGCCTTGGCAGCGGCTTATATCGCACTGGGTCCTGGCATTAGATTGGCAACCACACTCACAGCAGCCTGGGGTGTGGCAATGGCAGGAGCAGGTGGTGCTATGGCTGGCTTTAGTAAACTGCTGATGGGCGTGGTGTCAGGCTTTGTGGCCTTTGGCAAGAACATACTGCGTGCCATAGGACTGTTGCCAACATTGTATGGTGGTGTGGCCAGTGTGGGATTTGCCATTGGTGCATTGATCAAAAGTCTGTTGCGATTCGCAGGGGTGATTGGCATAATCTACTCAGTGGGTGAAGCACTCAACTTCTTGATCAAACAAATCACCGGCATTGATGTGTTGGACAAGGTAGGTAACTTCTTTGGTGACTTGTATGACAAGGCCAAAGCCTACTTTGGATTGGGCACAGAAAACAAACCAGCAGAAGCCATCCAGGAAGTTACCAACAAAGCAGAAGATAATCGCAAGGTTATTGTGAAGGCAGCCAATGAAATCAAAGCAGCCAACGAAAAGATTATTGCCAGTTATAGAGGCCAGATACAAGAGAGAGACAAACAATTACAACAAGAACTGGCCCTGATCAGCCTCAGTGAAGAACAGCGCCAAAGCGTGCAGCGTCTTAATGAAATAGAAACTGCTTATCTTACACAAGTATCTGCACTGCAAGAAAGATACAACGAACTAAAACAGGCTGCTGCAGAAGGCACCAGAGAAGATCAATCCAGATTCAACGAATTCGCACGCACACAGGCCGGCACATTGGCAACCATCACTGCGGAATATGAAAAACAACGCTTGAGTGTTGAACAATACAATCAAGCCATTGCACAGGCCACTGCTGCAGAAAAACTGCGATTGTATCAACAGCAACAGCAGTTGGATCTAGGCAAGAAGCTGCGTGACCTAGATGGCGAATATGCCAAGATGGGCCTGGGCGAACTACAGCGTGCCTACTATGATGTGGCAGAAGCCGCCAATGAAAGCGCCCGTGCTGCCATCCAAGCCGAACAAGCACGCCGTGGTGCGGCACTCACAGCCACAGAAGAACAAGCCTATTACGACACAGCCAAACGCGGTCTTGATGAAATATATGCCAAGATGCAGCGCAATTACGAAGCCAGCAGAAGCTTCCAAACAGGCTGGAACGAAGCCTATCGCCAGTTTGCAGATGATGCTACCAATGCTGCCAATGCTGCACGCCAGATGTTTGGCACGATGACACGCGGCATAGAAGATGCCATCGTGGGATTGGTGACCAAAGGCAAGTTCAACTTCCGTGACTTGGCCAACAGCATTATCCAGGACCTGATACGCATCCAGGTGCGCAAGGCCTTGGTAGGTGCATTCAATATGGGCGGAGGCGGCGGAGGCGGAGGCGGCGATTTCCTCAGCACAGCCATCAGTTGGGGCAGCAAACTCTTGGGTTTTGCGGAAGGTGGATCACCACCCGTGGGACGCGCCAGCATCGTGGGTGAGAATGGTCCAGAACTGTTTGTGCCACGACAGCCTGGCACCATAGTGCCCAATAGCCAGATGGGTATGCAACAACCAGTGGTCAACAACTACTACTACAACAACAACATAACAGCAATGGATGCCAAGTCCGTGGCACAGGTGTTTGCAGAGAACCGCACAGCCCTGTTTGGCCAAGTTGAGATGGCACGCCGTGAAATGCCCGTAAGGACCAGATAATGTCATTCCAAACTATCATCAATTCAGCAGACAGCATTGAGTGGGATCGCAAGCGTGTGATAGGCATACAATACACACGCAGTGAGATCGCTAGATTCACAGAAATACCCACACGCAATCCTTGGCAGTTGACCGTGACTGTGCCTGCTTACTTGCCCTATGACCAAGCACGCAGCCTCCTGGAGGACATAGATCGTTTGGATAGAGATTTATCCAATGTAATCAGTTTTGGAGCCAATCCCAAACTGCGTTGGTTGTTGAAGTATCAAGGTGCCTTGGTCACCAGCCAGATCTCTGCCTTGAGAGTGGGCAGTTTTGTGGGCCAAGAACTGTATCTCAATTCAGTGCCACCCATACAAGCAGGCCAATTCTATTTCAAGAATGGCGACTTCATACAGATACAAGGTTATCCAAATCCTTTCACCGTGCGTGGTTACATTGACACACAAGGTGCACAACAAACAGGTGATGTGCCGGCATCAGCACTGCGTAACGGCAGCCAACTGATCCTTATTATGCATCGCAACAATTTTATCACACAGGCCTTTGGCAGCACCACCGGCATCGTGGTAGGCACAGATGTGCAATTTAGAATGTATTGTGTGAACAGTCCCACATACAAGATCAAGGTAGGTGCCACACGCACCAACAATGGCAGCATAGTAAACAACGCCTTGATTGAGTGGAGTGACAGTTTCCAATTCTATGAAGATGTGAGCCAGAACTAATGGAAAATATACCCGCCGTCCAGAATACCAATCTTGTTAGGACTGCAGAGTTTCTCAGCATCACTTTCAAAGAATCTGATGGCTCCATTGAAACCATTGGTATGAGCAGTGCCTATGAAGATGAAGTTATCAACGGGCAACTGTTTGAAGCCATTGGTCCATTCCTGGCCTTGGAAAGCACACAGCGTGATCTGCGTGCCACCAGTTTCAATGTTAGCTTTAGTCTGTCAGGCATTGATCCACAAAGCATCTATGTGAGCCTTAGCAATGATCTGCGTGGTGCAGAAGTCAAGATCTACCGTGGCTTCTACAATGAAGATGGCACCTTGAACAGGAACACCAGCCCGCCCAGCCTGCGTTTCACAGGCATAGTTACCAGTTACAACATAGAAGAAGTCAGAGAAGACAAGAATGACACATTCACTGTGGCATTCAACTGCAGCTCAATCAAAGAAACATTGGAGAACCAAGTGGTAGGTCGCAGGACCAATGACACCAGTTGGCGCAATGTCAACCCATTGGACAGTTCAATGCGCAATGTGTCAGCATTGGAAAGCACAAACTTTGACTTTGGCAAAGGATATCAGAGTTAATGGGTCTTAAGAAATTCTTCAAAAGTGTAGTATCTGGCGCCAAGAAACTGATCAAGGCAGCAGTGCCCATCGCCTTGGCCTACTTTACGGGTGGTATGAGCCTGGCCATCACCACAGGACTCAGCGTATTACTCAGCAAGTCACCCAAAGACCCTGGTGGCGGAGGTGGAGGCGGAGGATCTGCAGATGCTCTGGGCACTCGTGTGCAGTTGCCGCCAGCCACACAAAACAAACTGCCTGTGAGTTATGGCACTGCCTGGGTGGCAGGTGTGATCACAGATGCCAAGATCAGCACAGACAATCAAACTATGTGGTATTGCTTGACACTGAGTGAGACCACTTCAGGCACACATTCATTTGATCGCTCAAATATCTATTTTGGTGACAAGAAACTCACATTTGATGGCACTGATCAGACCCGGGTGGTGAGTTGGACCAACTCAGCAGGCCAGACAGTGACCACGGTAAATGGCAAGATGTTTGTGTATCTCTACAACAATGGCTCAGGCAGTCCCACTGCCGGCACATCAGGCTCAGCCATAGACATTATGAGCAACAGTGCCATCGCCGAAGCCAATCGCTGGAATGGACCCAACTACACAGCAGGTGGCGCCACAGCCGCGATGACCAACACTGTGTTTGCCATTGTGAAAATCACCTATGATCCCAATGTGCCTTTGACCAATATGGAACCAATGAAGTTCCTGTTGACCAATACCCTAACCAAGCCAGGTGAAGTGATCAACGATTATCTACAGAATGCACGCTATGGTGTGGGTCTAACTGCCAGTGAAGTCAATACTCAGAGTCTCACAGAACTGGATGCCTACAGCGATGAACTGATAACATACACACCAGTAGGTGGCGGTGCCGCACAGACCAAGACAAGATACAGAATCAACGGTGTTTTGGACACCAATAAAAATGTGATGACAAACCTGCTAGATCTCACTGATTGTGCGGATAGTTGGCTACAATGGAACGAAATAACCGGCCAATGGGGGGTGATTATAAACCGTGCAGTTAATTTAACCACTGCACCGGTTGTGACCAGCGATCAGATCATTGGTGGCGTGTCAATCAATCCATTGGATCTCAACAGTTGTCCCAACAGCATTGAAGCTGCCTACTTTGATATCAACATCAGAGACCAGGCCAACTACTATTATGAAGCACTCACACAAGCGCAACGACATCTCAACGAACCAGACAACAAACTCAGTGTGAGTTTCCAATACATCAATGACTATGTGCGTGCGCAATACATCAGCCGACGCAGGATCAAACAGGGTCGTGAGGACTTGGCCATACAATTCACTATGGACTATTCAGGCATCCAACTCACCGCAGGAGATGTGATAGGTGTCAATCACGAGACCTACGGCTGGGGACCAACGGTGCAAAATCCCACCCAGTCTCCCAAATATTTCCGCATCAGCCAGATCAATGAAAAACTAGATGCCGAAGCAGGCCTCTCTGTGGCCATCACTGCGTTTGAATACAATGAAGAAATCTATGACAATGGTGCCTTGGCAGACTTTGTGCCACTCAGCAACAGTGGTGTGAGTGATCCCAGCGTGATTGGTGCTCCTGGACAGATAACATTTACCAACGCCATCACCACCAGCGCCATACCTTATTTCTTGGTCAACACAGCAGCACCCACAGTCACTGCCAATGTGGGCGGCTTTGCC